GAAGAAGATTCCCAAAGCCCTCGCCGAGCAAGTGTGGATTTCCCGCATGGGGCATCGGTTCGACGCCAAATGCTACGTCGCTTGGTGCAAGAACAAGATTTCGGTCTTTGACTATGAATGTGGGCACAACATCCCTGAGAGTAAGGGTGGCAAGACGACACTTGACAACCTCATTCCCATTTGCGCGCGGTGCAACCGGAGTATGAGCGATATGTATACGATTGATGAGTGGGTGGCAAAGTACCGACCTCCTACGACGAAGAAGTGGTGGATGGTCTGGAAACGGTAGGTCCCTTGAAGACAACTCCCAGGATGTCTGACAGCTCTTGGACTCGTTCATCGCGAGTCCGAAGCCCGGAGAGAGAGTCACATCCGAGCTTCTCATGTCCATTCTGAAGAACCTTGAAGATCTCAGCATAGGGTTCAGCCAAGGTCGGGAAGATGCGGATGCCGTGCGTGCAGCAATACGCCGACATCCATTGATCGTCCACAAATCGAGCGGCCTCTGGAAGGGGGAACTCGGACAGCTTGCGAAGAAGCGACTCGTGAATGAGAAGTCCCACATAGCCATGGATCATGCCTCCCGACGTCTTCTGCTGAATGGAGAAGAAGTGGTTCTGGTAGACACCTATCGCGTTGATCCCCCGCTTCATGCGGTCAATGAGGTCGGGCTGATATTCCTGGTCGTCGTCTCCAATGAACACCCAGGCTCCTTTCGGGATCCGGTCGAGCGCCCCTAGATACTTCGACGCAGGACCTTTGTCCTCGCCACGGCAGACCTGGACGGCCGACATCCACTCGGGGAGCTCTCGCATGGGAAACCGGGTATAGGCGTCCGGAACCGAGAGGAAGACCTGGTCGACCTGGGGTGCAATCGACGCAACCGCCAGTCGGCAGTCCGTGTCAAACCGAGGCGGAATCGTCGTGAGGCTCGCGACCGTCACCATGAACTCGGGAGGAATGCGAACAATGCTATCGTTGTGGTCGGCTGCGTACCACGTGAGTCCCGGGAACTCTGCGCGGGCCCAGGTATTCACCTCCCAGGTCAAGTGGGGAAGCGCTTGGTAGACCCGGCGATGGGAGGCATCAAACTCGAGAATCGACGTCTTGTCTCCCACGAAGAATCCCCCACAGAACCGCCAATTGACGCGGTCTGTAAAGGTTCCCGGTCCCCAGCATCCGGGGATCAACAGGCATCGGTCGCGCAGACGAGTCTGCCCGAGCATCGAGAGATAGGCGAGCGTTCGGGGGATATCGCGAAAGACATGGCAAATGCTGAAGTCGATCCAGGCATAATGGGTCGTTGTTCCTGTCTTCATCGCCCGGACGACGAGCTCAATCTTCGCATTGATAAACGCCAGGAAGTTGCGCGTATCGTGGTAGTCTGTGCGGTGGACGGGAAGGCCCGACGGCGCGTTCCGAAAGGCGTCCAGGTCGTCCAGCTCGAGGACCTCGCCTCCGAGATGGGCGTATTCCGGGCTTGTGAAGAGATGAAGCTTGATGCCCGACGACTCGAGCTTCCGAAAGAGTTCGATCCGAGTCTCCGCCGATCTGTCTCGTGATCGGTCTTCGCGAAGGTGGAAGAGCCCCGTCACAAAGGTAATCATTGGAAGAAGAAGGGTCGTGCCTTCTAAATTACTCCAAGACTCGAGGAAGGCCGAGGTGTGAGAGAGTTTGCTCATAATACCAAATCAGGTGCGTGACCTCAAGTTCTGTGAGACGGGCAAATCCTCGCTTCCAGGACTTCCAGAGCGCGATGCATCCCGGAAGACAGGTCGTATAGTCGTGGGCCTCGTAGCTGTGCTTGATGAGGAGATACAGCGGCTGATTGGCCCGTTCGCGAATCCACTCATAATTCGTAATCATCTCCGTGTAGTCCCCATAGTACACCTCGAAGATTGACGGGTCGTCAAAATAGACCAGCGAATAGAGCTGTTCATCCGCATGCCCATATCCTTTCTCGAGACACTCCAGGAACTTGGCTTCGACCCGGTCACAGAACGCCTTCATATAGTGTGCGTTCCCCGTGAAGAACCCGCTACACATCGAACACCGCCCCCAGCGCATGACATCGTCGAGATAGTTCTCTTTGCGCTGGTAGTCGATGTAGCACGTCGAGAACTTGTCACGGTTGAGCTCAAAGACGCGAGGGAGCTGAACGAGGTTCTGGAATCCCATCCGCTCAATGCAGATGTTGAGCCACGCGAAATGCGTTGACCCAAACGGATTCTCCGCAATGGCCTGCTTCAGCATTGCGTAGCGTGCCATGCACAGGAGGTAATAGGATGCCGTGTTCCGATCGTCTGGACTCGGGCGTGTCTTCCGGTTCTCGAGGAGACGGCCGCGATACTTCGACAGGGGAAAGTCCTCGAATGAAATGGGAATGAACTTCGTCTTGGACAGAAGATGCGCCGGTCGCATCGCTGTCAGCGTTGAGAGCATGTCGGGCTCACAAAAGACGATGAGATTCTGGTCGAGAGTCATCGTATACGTCGCGTGGTGAAGGTAGTGCGTTGCAGGACGTCCCCGAATCGACGGAGACGCATCCTCCATCCGCGTCAAATCAAAATACCCTGTCACGACCGTCCAATTGGACGGAGTCTGCGGCGTCGGCGTGAACTTCACAAGTCCCGTTCCCGACCAATGGCCTTCCGACGTGATGTCTGCCTTGACCTCGGTCGGGATCTTCAGCCAGAAGGCATCCCGCATCTCCTTGAAATACCAAATGTCATCTGCAATGAGGACTCCTGCGTAGGTGTTGTCCCGAAGCCACTCGTAGAACGCATACTCACGAGTGCCCTCGTGGGGGTCAATATCCAAAAAGATGTAGGGGGCGGCCAGAAGCGTATCCTTCCACGTCGCACGCCCCTCGGGGGTCATGAGGTCATCCGTATGATACTCAATGTTCGGGCGGACAGGAAGACCCTCCTTTCGGATGAGGTCAAACGACAGCACGCGGTTGGTCGGGTTCACCGACAAGGCGAGCGCAGACATTCCCTTGTGAGTACCAATGTCGATCAGCGTGCACCCCGAGACACTGTTCGCTGTCTCCTCGAGGAGTCGATAATGCTGGCGGCCAGCGGGTTCGAAATACTCAGGGTCCACGACCGCAGCCTTCGTTAGAGGTTCAGGCATGGAAGCTTGGAGTCTTCTGGGCGGGTGCCTTTAGACCGATGCTCGACGACCTCCTCCCAGAAGGCCTGGAGTTGGGGGAGATGGTCCGAGAGCCAGTTCGGGTCCTTGGGCACAAAGTCCTTCTTGATGGACTGAAGGACCCAGTAAATCATCTGGTAGTCCTCGCTGTGGGTCTCCACATCATAGACGACCTTTCCGTCCTCATAGACTGCGAAGACTCCCTTGCGCTTGTCCGACCTCGACCACTCGGTATAGTTCACCTGCTTGAAGCGGAACTCGACGTATTCGCACTCGTCAATCCCCGTGCACTCCATCTGCATCTGCATCTGGTGGATGTAGCCAATCGGAATCTCCGGCTTCTCCACGCGACTCATCGGGCACTTGAACTCCACCAGGCGTCCATACCGCCGCGGGTCATCGTCCAGCGGAATGATGAGTCCATCCGGCGACGCTCCGAGAAAGGAGTAGCGTGGATGCTGGGCACACGAGACATCCAGAATCGTACACCGCGTGGTCTCCTCGTAGATGCGCTTGGCCACCGGCTCAAATCGAGTTCCCCAGAGGAGCGCAGGAATGGGGTTGGACACCCCCGCGTCTCCCGTGGAGGGAGGCTCCAGCTTTCGCAGCATCACTTCCTTCCGGGCGTCTGGAGTGCTGAAGATTTTGTAGACCTCCGAAGCGGTAATCATTTCGCCTCGCTTCGTGTGCCACTGGGCGGAACGCTGATCGTTTTGCCCGTAAAGACGGAGAACACGTTCAAAGGCACGATCGCGGAGCCAGAGACGTCCGACGTCTCCGAGCATGAGGGCGTCAACGATGGGGGTAACATGACGTTTGAGTGCAGTGTACGAGAGTCCGGGTTGTAGAGTACGGCAAACCAGTAGGAACTGGCGGACACGAGTCCCGAGATGAGTACAGGGGCGATTTTCAAGGAGCCACTGAGAGAGGACATCCTCCATTACTCCTTTGTCTCTTCAATCTGCGAAGGTTCGTTTTCCGGCGGGGCGGTCAGGAGGGCCTGAAACTCCTCCTCCGTGATTCGCGGGATGACTAGTTCCTCCTGCTCAGGGACCTCAACGCCATCGAGAAGTTTGGTCTCAGTCGTCATGTCCGACCACATCTGCTGAACGATTGTCTCCAGCTCAGATTCATGGGCCTCAATCAGCGCGAGGTCAGCGCCAACGTCAGGCGCCATCGCGAACGGATCCACCGCAATCTCCACTGTCCAAAAGTCGTCGGGAAGCTTCCTCTCGCTCATTGTACAACCAAACCCATTTTCTATGAAAGCTCTGAACTCACACATGGAGACCATTACCTCGAAAGAAGACATGGTCCTTCGGCGTCTGTCCGCCTTTTACGCAACCCCCGAGAACCTTCAGCGTGTCCAGCCCATCCTCACCGGCGAGTCCAAAATCAGCCTGCGTCTCTTGGATTGGCTTGTGACCAATTACGCGAAGAAGTACAACATCGCCTATCTCGCAGCCTCGGGTCAGGACGTCAACGTCTACCTGCGCTACAAGGCCAATCTCCGCGCCTACAGCAAAAAGATGTTCGACCCCTTCTGTCGCTGGAAGAAGATTACCTTCCTCGGGCTCAGCACCACGGTCGGTCAGCTGAACTTTTTCCACTGGGTCCTGGAAGACGGTGTCCTGGACTATCTGGAGGCGAACTACGAGGCCGTCCAGACGGATATGGATGCGTGCTCCACGACCATCCAGCCCAAGGAGGGCGACCGCCGGAAGCGCCATGAACTCTCGCGCTCGGCCACCAAGTCCATCTGTCTCTCGGCGTTCCCCTTGTCCGTAAAGTTTGAGTAACAAGGACAATGGAATCGCGGTTGGTTCCGTCCTTCCTCTACACCGATGTCTCTCCGGGGATTACAGAAAACGATCTGGATGTTGTCTCGGACCTCTGGACCATGGATGGACGGGATGTCTATCGCGGGTCGCGGGATCCTCGGTATACCCATGCGCACGTGTATTGGCTTTACGACGAGGACCTCCAGCGGGTCGGATGCTCCGAGCACAACCTCGCGGACCACGGCGATGTTCGACTGCTCTGGTTTCAGGAGTCCACGTTCGGGACACTGCTTCAGGAAGAGGGCTGGACGCTGGGCGGTGAGCTCTGGAGCCGTCTGCCTCGCCAACCCTTTGAGCGGTTCATCAATGAAGGCTGGACAACCGCGGAGAGCTTCCTGGAGCAGTGTCTCCACGGCCCCCTCCGGATTGTGACGCCGCAGATGCTTCAGAGTCTGCCGACCGTCTATACCTGCGCCACCTGTGGAAAACGCTCCCTGCGGCCGTCACCCTTCTGCTCCAACACCGAGGCCCCGCTCGACTTCCCCCAATTGGAAAAGGTGTTGTTTGTGGATGAGGACTTTGTCCTTCATGTTCCGCCCCCCGAGTCAGCTGTGTTTACACGGCTGCAGCCACGACGCGCCGACGGTTCGCAGCAGGCTTCGCAGGCTCAGGAGCCGGTGCGGGTGCAGGAGCCGGTGCAGGAACCGGTGCAGGTGCCTCAACAGGAGCCTCCTCCTCGTCAAGCGGAACCGCAGCCGGAGCATTCGTCTCCTCCTCAATCTCGTCTGCGAACACCTGTGCCGCAGTCAGACGCTGGGGAGGAGCAACGCGAGCGTGCGTGATGCGCCAGGTGACACCGAAGCCCTGTCCGGAGACATAGACACTCGGCGTGACGACGAGAGAGGCCTCCACGCGCTTGGGGAAGATGGACGAGATGTTCTCGAGGTCGACTGCGACCGGCTTGCCGGTGCTGTCAGCGACATCCATGCTGACGACGCCATCGTAGACGGGGACCTTCATGCGGAAGCTCGGAGGATACTTGCCGCTGGGAACCCACTCGCCGTTGACGCGCTCGACGCTGGGGCTGAGGAACTGCTTCATGATGTCGGTGAGGACCTCGCGGGTGCGAGACTTGCCGAACCACTTGGCGCTGTTCGCCGTGCCGACGTCGAGGAGCTTCTCCTGCATGTCGAGGAGGAAGTTGTAGAGACTGCCGAGGTCGCCTGCAGACGCATCTGCGCGGTCCTTGGCATAGGTGTCACAGCCCTTGAGCGTGAGCGCCATCTGGTACGTCGACCCGTTCTCGGTGTCGCGGATGTTGATTCCAAAGGGATACATTGCCTTGGGGATGCGAATCTGGAGGCTCTGGCCGTTGTACTTGATGGGAACCGTCTTGCCGCCCGCCTTGTTCATGCGGATATCGCCGAAGGAGACCTTAGAAGCGTCGAGGTTAGAGACAGAGATGATGGCAGGGGTAGACATTGTGTGAGAGTATACCTAGCTCTCCCCGCAGACCCCCCGATCCGTTTTCAGAGCATATTTCTGAATTGATAAGAGATGCCAACCTGTGCGTCGGTTCGGAAGAAGGGGAGCCTGGACCAGTGTCCCACAAAGGCTCTGGTCGGACATACGCTCTGTGGTGTGCATGCGAGATGTAAGACGCCGCGTCTCTGGGCTGAGGCGCATCAGGACAAAGTAAAGCCCCTCGTGCGGATTCAGGCTCGGGTTCGAGGATGGCTCGTGCGCGCACGACTTCGGTTGGGAGGGCCCGGGGTTCTCCATCGCGTCGGTCTTTCCAATGACGATGACCTGGAAACGTGCGAGACCTCGGACCGTCAATACCCCCTGGACTACTTTGCCTTCGAGGAGAATGGAAAGATCTGGTGGTTTGATTTTGCGACGCTCTGGAAATGGGCCCAACGCTCCACCGAGCCTGCGAATCCGTATACCAAGGTCCCCTTGTCCATAGAGACACGTCGACGGCTTCACAAAGTCTGGTCGTATCGACGTCGACACAGAGAGTCGATTCCAGAGGACCCCCGGATCTTCCAGGACCGACTGGCGATGCGGTGGACAATCATCAGTCAAGTCATCGCCGATTGTGGGTTTGGAACCCTCCCTGTGGAGCCGTTTCTCGGGTTGTCCATGCCGCAATACCTCCGCATCTTTCGGTTCTTACGAGATGATGTCGGGGCGACTCTCCCTGGGGAACGCTATGCCTCTCCCCTGATTCACCGATGTCTCATGACCGCGTGGACGATTTCCCCCGCCCAATTCATCCTCCAAGGGTCCTATGCGCTGATGGCGATGCTGTGTCACGCCGAACATCCGTTTCCCCTTGCCTTCTGTATCCTGTCCGCCCTCCATCGTCTCTAAAACGGATTCGTTCAGAGCAATCTAGACAGGCTGCCCCACCATGAATATCTTCGTCCTCTCTCGTTGCCCGCGCACTGCGGCTCGCCTTCACTGCGACAAACACGTCGTGAAGATGATCCTCGAAACAGCGCAATTGCTGTACACCGCCCACCACGTCCTTGGGACGACAGACCTTCCCGAGGGAGCGTATAAGAAGACACATGCGAACCACCCGTGTGCCATCTGGGTGCGCGAGAGTCAGGCCAATTATCGGTGGCTGGCTGAACTCGGATGGTGGCTCTGCAAGGAATACCAATATCGCTACGGAGACACCAAGACCCACAAGACCGAGCGCCATATCATCTGGCTCAAGGCTCATCCTCCAGCCCTTCCAGATTGCCCAGCCACCCTCGTTCGCCAAGCCATGCCGGACGAGTACAAGTGTCGCGATCCCGTTCAAGCCTACCGCGCCTACTATCTCGACGCCAAGGTCCCCCGTGGGATTGTGAAGTATACGCGTCGGGAGCGTCCGGACTTTCTTCTTGAGAACTGATTTACATGACCGCGGGAGGTAAGAAGTATATCAACGCGTTAAAAATGTCCTCCACTACTTCCTCCGTTAAGGCAAACAAGATGCCCGCCGACAAGAAGACCGCCCCCAAGACTGCCGCCGCCCCCTCCCCTGCCCCGGCTTCTGCCCCCAAGGCCGCCGCGGCCCCTGCCAAGAAGGCGGTCGCCAAGAAGGAGACCCCCGCCAAGGCCGAGGTTGTTGTCCCCACCGTTGCGACTGCGACTGCCCCGGCGGTTGCCATCTCCTCCGAGGTCCTCCTCGCCACCCTCACTGAGCAGCTCAAGGCGCTCTCCACCGAGTTCACCGCCAAGGTCCGCGATGCGGTCAAGGCGACTCAGGAGGCGGCCAAGGCCGCCAAGAAGGAGGCCCGCGACTCGAAGAAGAAGCGCAAGATCAACCCCGCCGACATGACCCCCGAGCAGAAGGCTGCCTGGGAGGCCCGCCGCGCGAACAACGCCTTCCTCGTCCAGCGCCCGCTCACCCCCGAGCTCTGCACCTTCATGGGCATCTCTGCGGGCTCCAAGCGCTCCCAGACTGAGGTCACCAAGTTCGTCTCCGAGTACGTGAAGGCCCACTCTTGCTTCGACCCCAACTTCAAGCGCCGCATCCTCCCCAACGCCGTCCTCGCGAAGCTCCTCCGCGTCGACGACAAGACTGAGGTCACCTACCTCAACCTCCAGAAGTACCTCAAGGTCCACTTCCTCAAGGCGTAAACAGGTTTGTCCCAAAACTCCAACTCCCTCACCCCAAAAAGACGAGAAGAGCTCTTCTCTCTTTTTCACAGGTGAAGACAATGCAGACACGCGCGCAGACAAGAGCGCTCGTGGAGACGCGGGCAAGGACGCGGGCTGTGTGCGAAACAGCATGGGCGGCGGGAATGCCCCTGAAGATTACCCCTGATGGGTTCCCTATCCTCATGAAGCCGTCTATGAATTGCGAGTATATCGTGAAGGGAACGCAGGACATCGCGTATGTCGGTCTCCCCAAGACGAGAGAGGAGGTGCTGGCGTTTCTTGAGACGATTCCCCGGTTGACGGTGGCCAATCTCGTGTCTGCGCCGGAGGGGATCTATACCTGGCTCCTGTATTCAAAGGACGGAGGCTCTCCGCAGTTTGTGGCGTCCAAGACGGAGACGATGCTTGAACTCGGAACGGTTCATTATTCGATTGCGATGTCTGTTGGCGCGACACGGGTGCATGGTGCCGGAGAACTCTGGAAGCATGGCAACGCCTATACGGCCAACTTTCTCTCGGGCACGTTCATGCAGTCCTGGGAGCTTCAAGCCCCGTGTACGCTGAAGGTGATGGAACGGTTCATTCGCGAGAAGCTCACACGCGAGGTGCTTCCAGCTCTCTTTCGCGGGAAGATGCTGACCTTCTCGGACTCTCCGTTTGTGACGCCCCGCCTCTTCAAGGATGCGCTGACGACGGACAAACTCGAGACGTATGTTCGCCACGGGTTTTCCGTTTGTATTCATGATGCGAGTGCAAAGGCTGAGTGTAAGAAGACCAAAGGCGCCTGCGAAAAACCTGTGACGCTAGAACAAATGAAGGGTGGAAAGATTGTCACGCTCAATGCGATCGGCGAGGAAGTCCCGGCGTCTGACCCGTCTGCGGTCAAGCGGTTTGATACCAACACCTACAAGGAGCTCCCGCTCGGTGGGCGCCGCAGGAAGACGAAGACGCGGAAGGGAAAGAAGGCGCGTCGCGTGACTAGAAGGAAGTTGTAATCCATTCGTGGGGCATTTCCAAATAGAGAACTGTACTGAAGAAGGGCGACATGCGGGTATCCAGAACCAGGGCCCGCTGTTTATCGTTGGTCAAGAGCGTGGTCTGAAGCCGCGTCATGAGCTTGTCCTTGTCCACCTGAGACGTCCGAACCTGAACCTTGCAGTCCCCGTTGCGCCATCCGCATAACGAGGACTGTTTGCACGTGTCTTCGGAGGTCAGCTGTCCGCAGGGTGTGCGCACCTTGCTCAGGAACTGGTAGGGAGTCTTTGTCTTTTCATCATACGCTTCGGCCTTGTACCACGCAGCCAGGGTCTTCTTCAGAGCCTTCGCGTCTTTGGTCTGGAGGGCTGTGCGAAGCGGCGCATACGTTGCCTGAAGCGCATCTCCGTGGGCATCGGCCTGGATGTCCGTTGCGAGCGAGAACAAGAGGAACTCGTAGAGCTCGGATTCGTAATCAATCTTGTCCTTGAGCGCACGGGCTTCCGGGTCCGGAGCTCCCATCACGAGCGACTCCTCTCCCCGCATCCGAATCGTCTGCGTGACTTCCGTGGCCCGGCCAGAACTCGGCTTGGGGCGAACGGGGACGCGGAATCCAGTGACCGTTTCCACTTCAACGATCTGGCCCTGAATGTCCCGGTGGTCCCGTGCGAACCCAAAGAGCTCCTGACGTTTGAGACTTGCGAGCGTGGCAATTTGCGCATCATACGGTGGAAGGTCCTCGTCCGACACCTCGTGATACGGCTTGAGGGCAGGGGCGCCTGGGAGTGTCTGAGTCGTCGGCGTCACCGGAAGAAGCACCCGACCCGGAACCAGAAGGGCCTGGAGACGTCCAAAGGGGTCCGAGATTCCGACGTAGGTGGCCAGTTTGGTTTCATCGAGGGCCATCAGAGCATCATTGAGAGTCGGAAGGCCAATGCTACACGCCTCCTGGTGGGCCTGGAGAAGCGCCGTCGTGCTTCCACTCAGCGGCGGCTGTGTGATGTCCACGAAATACTCCGTGACATAGCCCTTGTCCTTCGACCGCTTTCGAAGCATCATGCCCAGAATGTCCGTGTCCAGAAGCACAATCGTCCTGTTCTTCGCACGAATGAGGTCCGTCCGGAACCCGCAGAGCACTTGCATCGTGTCCGTATCCACCATGACAACGGCGCAGTCCAGGTGATAGGAGACATACTCCACCTCATAGAGCGGGTCCAGGGTTTTCTCGCGAAAGGCTCGATCGATGTCGGCGATGGGATCCGAGCTCCGCCAGGTGCTGTAGAAGGAGCATCGCTTGACTATCTCAGGAGCCTCCGCCGGACGCGGAATGCCCTTGACATCGCGAAGCAGACGGGGAAGCGACTCCGACGGACGCCCAAGCCCAATGCGAAAGTAATCCGAGGCTCCAAATTCAAGCCGGCCCTTGGAAATCGACGTGTCGTACAGGGTCTTGACGCCCAGACGTTCCGCGAGCGTGGCCGAGAGTCGAGCCACCCGAAAGGCGGGAATCTCCTTCGCATCCTCGTTGAGCACATAGGTCTCATCGGGCCGCAGATTGCGAGTCACCGCTTTGCCGGAGGGTTTCAGGTAGCAGCACGGGACGCCTTCCTTCTGCTTCATGAAGCCAGGGTACGGAGTCGTCCGACCCTTGGACGTCTCGCGCTTGATGACGGAATACTCCTTGGTCCCAACCTTGTCGTTGGGTCGAACCTTGCCTCCACACACCGGGCAGGTGAGGACTCCATCGTCATCTGGGACAAGTTGGTCGGGCCGAAGCGGGAGTTCATCGCGCATGCACCAATAGGGCGGGCAAACAGCGGTGCCTCCGGGAATCTCCAGCTGCTCGGTCTCGGGCGCTCCCTCGTAGTTGTAGTCCGGGCCCAGTCGCTCCTTGTCCTCGGGGGTCAGCACAACGACCTGCTGCGACTTCTCACATTCCTTGCTGTAGGACGAATCAAAGAGCTCGCTGTTGAACTTCTTGAGGCGAGAGTTGAAGTAGTTTTGTGTGGTCGTCTGGTCGTCCGCAACCTTGAGTTTGCGACTCTTCTTCACGGGTTCAGGTGCAGGAGCTTCCGCCGGCGCCTCCTCGGTGAGCCCCAGCAAGGCCATGAGCTCTTCATCGACCTCTTCTGCGGGAGCCTGCCCGTCCTGGGGAATGGACACGATCGGAGCCACCATCTCTTTCCGGCGAGGACACACAGAATTCACGGCATCGCTGTCGGTGGTGAGGACCGTGCGAAGGATATCTGC